AGGATAAAAATTTTATAGGTATTTAAGACTTATTACTCTCAAGTGCTCGTCCTTAGCACACTCTAGAGGTGATTATTATAGGTTGCACATTTATGACTTTTCACCTTTCGGTTTACATCGGGCAAGTGCGGCGCATATTATAGTCACGGTCTAAGCAAATGAAGTACCGGGCATAGTGGAAGTTAGTGTTAAACTTCTAGCTGATAGCCCGCGCTCCATCAACCTATTTTGCGATTGTAGTGCGTTGGTATGTTGTATATTTTGGTATTCACGATCTTGGAGCTGCATTCCATATGAAAAATTGCTCTGTTGCATCATCTTGGCAAAATCCTGCTGACTAGCTAAGACTTCGCGATTGAATTGGAACATGTTTCCTTGCATTGCTTGTTCATGTCCGAATCCATACTGCTGCATCTCTTTATTGTGAGCAAATTGATTCTGTTGCATTAGCTTATCGTGATCTCTTTGAGCTATTTGTGATAGCCCTTGTCCAATCCCAGATAACCCACCTCCTGCCAGTGCCATCCATGCATTGGAGGTTACACGTATTGGAGAGGTGAGGACCGAAGTGAAGCTTGGTCCCTCACGGTTAACAAAGGTGTCAGTGTTGGTAATTTGGAAATCGGTGGTACGTTCGACAATGGAAATTTTTGAAATGGTCATATTTCGTGTTTCTTGTGGTATGACTAAGTACGCTGATGGTGAAGCCACAGCGACTACAAAAACTCTATACTCTTGTAAGTAACGGACTCTAAGTATTCCAGTTACTGATCTATTGTCAATTATGGTGAATTGTGGGCATAATGTAATTGGTAGATGGTTGTACTGAGCAAAGATAGCAAGAAGGGTAGAATTGTCGGTCGCAGTTGGATTACGGAATCCTTCAATGGCCACACTTGTTGGTGGCATGTCAGTGATTCGTAGTAATCTGTAATTGGTCGGTAATTCAGGTAGAGAAGGGGAGGTATAACCGCCACCTGCTTCTATCTGGAGGATTGGGTACTGTTGAGATAGTCCATCTATTGTTGTAAATGAACTGTAGGCCTCAACTATTAAAGGATTTCGGTTTGGTCCCTTTACAGCACCAGTTGTCATGCCAAAGCATATGATGGTGCCTTCAGAGGTTATCCACTTTCGCCATCCCATAAGATTGCGCTGTAGTGTTGTAGATGTTGAATATTCCCATGACGAGATGACCACTTGTGTGTCGTTGTAGGTCAATGAATGTGTAAGTATGTCACCATCTGGTACAATATTTGTCTTCATTTGATTCCAGACAGTTGGGTTAAATACACTAACATCTGCGTGAAAACCACCAAATTTGGCGCTTTCCTTCATCCATTTTGCGAATCTACCTGGAGCCAGGTCATGTATGAATTGGATATTCATAAATATCTCTGTCTCGTCAGTGTATGGCATTGTGTAGTCGCTCCACAGAGTCATCAAAGTGCTTCCTTTAAGACCTTGGTATCTCAGGCATGTTGTTGAGCCTTGCGGTACGGTTAAATTTCCAGGTGCTGATACTCTGTATCCAGCTGCCGTGGTCATAACTACATCGTATGAAAAGGGAGGTCTTCCAGCGGTGTTGGTGTTGGTGGGAGCTTTAAAACCATCTAGGTAGAACCATAGCTTACGATTCAACCCCTCAGGCAGGAAAGTGTCAAATTGTGTCTCAAAGTTGTCTTGATTGAGCAGCATATGACTCTTCACTGGTGAAGCAAGAACAGGATTCATAAAGCGGAAAGGATTGCTATCAGCCGCGTTGGCTAACTTAGAGGCAATTCTCACACGAGTTATAACTCCAGGCTGTAAGGGATTCTGAAGTGACAAAAGAAGGAAGAGAACAAGATGAGGGCGATCATCTGTGTTGTTATCATCCGCTAATAGTCGATAGAATTTATCCTGTCGAGCGTCATGCAACTGGTGAATTACATTCCATGGCATTGTGACTCCTTTGGCTGAGAAGCAGTATTTTTGGAGTTCGCTGACTGGGAAGGTAGAGGTGGCTATACGGTGTGGTAACCATGCAATACCCACTGATCCTGAGAACAATGGATTTCCCACCACCGTGAAGTCAAACAGGAGAGATCCGGTATATCGTTCATGTTGTGATCCATACATAAGAATATACTTGTTGATATATGGATTGTTTCTTATGGAATATGGGATCTGAGCAATGATTGAGCCAGCTGGTAAGTCGGCGTTGATTTCGATTTCAGTATCACAGTCCAAGAACTGTTCATAGACGAGTGACTTGATATCGAACTGGATTGCTCCAACAGTAGACATATCTGGCGCTCCGATGGGGTTAAGCTGGTGATGTTGTGCCCCGACGATGCTGGCTAAGATATCCTCTCCAGAGGACGTCATAGCCGGAACTTGAGCGGTTGGTTGGGGATTTGGTTGAGATGGTAATTCTGCTACACCTTGAGCTCTTGCAGCTTGATTCATTGTAGCAGGCTCAATTGGCATATCCGCATTTGATTTTACCACCAGGGGTTGAGGATGTGGTTGGAATGGTAAATCTTCTGCGTTTGATTTTACCATTAGGTCTTTCAAGGAATCATCTAGCTCCTCAACTAGTGTTTCCTGCTCTTGCTTGCGTATTTTACTAAGGAGTGCAAGCATCTCCTCTTTTAGGTCACGTCCGGGTGTGTAGATCTTGCCATCACATGTTGTGACGGTTTCTATTGGTCTTTCAAAGGACACAGTCTTTTTCAGCTCTTCTGCTGCCAATTTCTTAGCAGCTTTCTTAGTAGTTGCTTTACCCTCTGTGGTAAGAAACGCGGTTGGCGTTTCCACTTCGAGGTTACAAATCCACTCACCATCCTGTGGTGTATAGGATTCGTCGTAGTGTCCATGTAATTGGTGACGGTTTAGGTAGTCGTTCAACCATGAAGTGGCCATAGTGAAATTTTTGTTTGTTAGTTTCGTATTGGAATTAACAGAGTAGATTTTATTTTGATTTAATGGGTTGCCAGTTTCCTGAAAAACTGGAGAATTTTCGAAGCCTAGTACATACATTCTGAAAAATTGTCTGTAGTGGGTGTAGCTGTACATTTCAGGTGTTAGATTGTAATGTCTGATTAATTTCAGACATCGCGCTCTAATCTCATTGAAGACTGGTTCTGGATGAAGTGATGCTTCAAACAGAGCGACACTAACATTTTGATTTATCTTCTCAGGGGTTTCTTCGGTAACATAGAAAAGGCTAGTTTCAATCGAGGATCTTTTGAGTGCCGGGTACACGATTCCATCTTTTACTATATACTCCCGGGAGCAAAATGAAAGTGCTCCGTCTTGTTTCGCTGGAGTGAGTCTAAGATTAAACAGTGCGGCGTCTTGCTTTAAATCCTCAAATGTGATTCCTAAGTCCATGCGTCTTATGCAGTCATCACCTAGAATTTTCATAGTGACTCCTGTCGTGATCTCATCGTACGTAGGTACACGTAGATTTTCCTGTTCAAACTTACGAATGAATGTGTACCAAGACGTCACATGCACACAGAAGCAATTTAGCATTGTCGTTACATATGAACCAGACTCATTACCACCATTAACAGTGTAAAGATCTCCGTCCATATTGTGTATCGTAAAGCTAAGTGTTTGTGCGATAGCTTCTTGAACTTCGGGTGGTTTGTTGTATAGTGTGGTGCGCACGAAACGTTGGATCAAGTCGGTAGGGATGGTCTTGTCAAGGCTCTCAAAGTCGGTGCTGATGAGTTCTCCTACACCTCTCTCCATCTGACGGTTGTAGTGTGTAGCGTCTAGGTATGGATTATAACCAATAGCATAGATGCAGTCAACGTGCTTCCTGATCATACTCTCAAGGATGTATCCAAAGTACTTCTTTAGGAGCATGTTTATGGACAGATCTATCTCATTGAATAACCGTACCTTGCCTTTGTAAACTTTTTCCTTAGGCAAAAACTCTACTTTGGCATTATCCCTGCAAACGATTGTCACAGGTTCGCCTTTGTCAATACTTGCTTCGTAGCTGAAGTAATCACTCAAGAGTTCGTTTCCAGCGTCAGTTAAATCATTTACTCTGTAAAATGGACGCGTGTGCGTGTCACTATTGGAACAATTCACAAAGAGCGGTTCTTTTGTGTGGATTTTGTACTTCAGCTTCATTTTCGGACCGGCTGATGTTGTTAGGTCCAGTCCTTTCAAGTTTCCAAAACCATTGATGATCCAATTTATACGGAGGTCCTGGGGTTTTGCGTAGTTAATTTCATAGTATGTTTTCACATACTCACACGTTACGTCGAGGAGCCGTTTGTCATACTGCCCAGAGGTCTCGGTTGAGAGAGAATACTTCACGGCCTGGGTGAATAGTGGAGACGGTACACCGAATCTGTCCTTGACCAGATTTGAAGAATCTAGTACTCGGGACATGTCAGTGCAAGATGGAAGAGACGGACATTCCTCTATTGTACCAGCCACAGATAAGAATACCTTCTTATGTTTCGGGTTGGAGTACAGGTGTAGTGCCCGTGAGTATCCAACTACATTCAAATCAGAAACTCTCTCAAACCTAGATCTCTTGTGAGGTAGGTTCAACTTCATACGAGTGTAATAATCTATGTTTCCAATTGTAAATTCAGTTTCTGACTCTGACTCAGATTCGGTTTTCTTTGGTACTTCAACCACTATCTGAGGTTCTTCCTTTGGGGATTCTACAATTTCATCGGAGGGTTTGATCTCTGAAACAGCGGACTCCATTGAGTTGCTGCTGTATGAAAAGTCCGCAGATGTAACAGCGGAGAAAAACATACGGGACAGAAAGGCATGATATGCATTGTGTAATCCAATGATCCTATACTCATTGTTGACTTCAACCACTAGAGGCAGTCCGCAGTCTCCATCTCTTAGTGTGTTTCTAACACTTATAATGGAATACTCCAATATCTTCTTGGTGGGACAGTAGCGTTTGTTTCCAGGATCAGTCATATCTTCAACCTTTTCGTGGTATCTAGCTTTGGAGGTGGTAGTAGAAAACTCCCCTGGTATAGGTCTGATATACATCGCCTCCACTACTTGTGGTGGCATGTCCTTGACGAACATATTCGTTATATCAGAAAATGAAGGAAACGTCTTATCTGTGACTTGTATGATAGCTAAGTCTCGGTCTCTCATGAGTCTTACTACTTTGGCGCTGTATGTCTTGTCTGCGCTGTCTACGCTACACGTATCACCTTCAGCATCAAACATGTGAGAGACAGTCATGAGTAGGTTAGCCTTGTATCCCAGAGCATAACACCTGCCGATTCTACCAGAGTTTGTCACTCTACAGTAGTGTTTCGCCAGTTTTTGGTGTATGTGTGTTGTTCTGAGTGAGGGATTTACCAGGTTTCCAAGAGTGAGTTGATTCGGTGCACTCGAGGAGAGTGATATGATCTTGGCTGCAAGTTTGGGCTTCTCGGTTATAAACCGTTCGACTTTTTGTTCATCACGGATGTTGTCTAAGAAGTTACTTCGAGCAAACATAGCCGTGTCAGCCCAGTCTTCGTACACGTTGCGCAGGGATTCTCGATCAGCCTGTTCACGAATGTCACGAAGGGCCGATAATCCGGCATCCGTGGTACGCCCACCCCTGCGCATAGCATCCCAGAACTTGTCCTTAAGATGGTTTATGCGGTTAAAGCGTTCAGAGTCCACTCCGTTCTCTTCATCAAGTGAGTTAGGTCTCACTACATTGAACATCTTCTTTATCGCGGACACAGTCTTGAATAATGCATAAAGTCCAAGTAGGGCCGCCAAGACTTTGATAATGAAAGGGCTCCACGAGAAGTTAGATTTTGCATCTTCAACTTCCTTTTTGTGTGCGTGTAGCAGAGCCATATTCTTCCACTGTTCGGATTCCCAGTTCAGCTTGATGTAAGATACAAGAGCTGCATAGGTGTCGAGGTCAAAATCGGTTGGTACAATATTGGTTCCATTATAGTATTCTACTATAAATGGTTCCAGTGGTACTATTCTAAAACTGACCCCCTGTTCAATGCGGAAGTTGTTCATATCGTGTGTGATGACTATATCATCTCTCACTTCAGGTGGGAAGTAGAGAGTGCTACCTACGGCAGCAAACACGCGATTTCCGATCGTTAGCGATACAGTCACGCTGGGCAGACGTTTAGCTAGGTATACTACCATGCCCTCGAAGTTCATCTCCACATGCGTCATGTCTTCTACAGACGCAGCAGACATAAGATGAGAGGGTGAAGGTACCCTCTTGAATGTTTCCACAAGTGCAGGGTTTACATTTATCTGCTTAGTGAAAAATGCCTTTATCACGCTTTGTTTGGATGAAAACAACTGCCTCAATTCTGAAATATCAGAGACAGCTATTTTAAGGTCATAGTCAGATCGATCTGGTGGTGGAACACGCAGGACAGTGTATCCGTCTATACCGGTTAGGTATTTGTTGTATTCGCGGACAATACACTCCTCGATGTTACTACTTGTAAACGAGGTTTGAGTGAAATTACCAGGTTTTTTGTCAATAGTGTACTGCCACTGTGATGCTGAGTCCTCTTGTTTTTCGGTCAAATTCCGGATCTCACCTTCTAAACCTAAGCGGCGGGTTATACCACTTTTGCCTGGTGGTGCTCTTACATAGCGAACCTTCTTTCCAAAGCCCCACCG